ATGTTCCCACTTTGCGTTGATTCGGTTGTATATTTAAAGCCCAATGATATTAATTCATTTGCTTTTTCTAATTTAGTAACTTTTATAAAGTTAATCTTTATCACCTCAAAATAATATAAAAAAATGACAGTATTTCTGTCATTAAGGTTTAATCTCTATTGTCATTAGCATCTGTATCAGCCGTTTTCTCTCCTGCTTCAGATAGTGGTTTTGTGCTTTTAGGCTTTCCACCTTCTGAATCTGGTGACATAGTAGAACTTGATAATATAGGTTGAGAACATATAGTATCCCTCATTTTTAAAATGTCATTTTCCAAATAACCCATAGACATTACATCAGAAGGATTGTACCCAAGAGTTGCTAATGCCGCAGATTTAACAGGAAGTCCACCCTGACATGCTTTGTAGTAAAGGCTAAACATTTCTTCTTGGTTAAACCTTGAAACATCTAAAATTTTAATTTTAAACTTGTATTTATTATCTAAGTTTTTAAGTTTTCGATTTATCCATCTCTCAATTTGTCTAAGAACTCCTGCAACTATATCAAAGTCCGATTTGTTGGAATTACCCATAGCAGCACTACTTGATTTATTACCATTAAAGTTCATATCAGAAACACCAGCAGCATCCCAAAACGATTTTTCTGCTTGAGCAACACTGTCAGTCGTAGTAGTGGCACTTTTAAAATCATAAGAATCTGTTTCAAAAGGAGTGATTACAAAACCAACTCTTTCTGGCAACTGAGCTTCGATTTCTGTATAAAACTTTTTTCGGGTTGAATCATCAAGAGCCATCGTCTTATCGTCATTTAAAGGTATTTTAAATGATAGTATATTCGTATTATCCAACTCTGTTTTTGCTTTTTGAAGTGCTTTGAAATCTTCAATATCAAATAGTTCTTCAAGCACACCTGCAAAGATAGGCATTGAATAAATAAAATCTTCGTTTACTTTTATACAGATTGTTTTTTTAGAATCTAACTCTTGCCAGTTAAGAGAAGCGTTACCTTTTTTCTTTTTATTAACATCTCCATGATACAATTCGTATTTAGCGATGAATTCATCACCATAACTACTAAGTAATTCTTCTCTCTTGTTAAAGTAAGAAAAATCAAAAGCAAAGTTAAATACACCATCTTCTATACCCGTAATTTTGCAAAAATCAGACGGAAGTTGTCTTATGTAGTAACTTTCAGATGTTTCGTATTGATATCCATAAAATGTATCTTCTCTAAAACTTACTGTTAATATTTTATTACCCTCATGTTGGATGTTCATTTTATCCAATAAAGTGCAAACAGTGTCGTAACCCGTTTTAAACATTTTTTTGTTTACTTTCGAAACATCTCCATATGGGACAACAATATAAGAAAATAATGGCATTTTAGCAAAATAGTTTATAAGTCTGCGGAAATGGCTACTGACCGTGTATAGATAATTACAAGCTTCTCTAATTTTCTTTTCAAAAGACGATGGATTTTTTAAGTATCTTACTATATCTTCTTTTGTGTATTTATTAAAAAACACAGACTCACTTTTGTTTTGTCTTAAATCCACTAAGATACTTTTTGCAAGATTAGCATATAAGAATTTAGGAACTTCCCTATATTCATTTATTTGTTCGTTGTTACTATTTTCTATTAAACTCACCACATTTCTTATCTAATTTTTGGTTTTCTTGAACTAACAAAAGATGTAGTGTCATATTCAGATACTATTTTTTTTAATTTTCGTTCAAGTTCGTTCGCTATAGCATACCCCATTAAAACTGACGAATATCTATCTTTTCTCATCCCTGATTTTTCTACAGCCTTTGTTTTTCCATTGATTATCTCGCTATCTAAATTTACCATTTCGTTGATTAAAGCAGTTATTTGGTAATAAGGTGCTTGAAAGAATACTTGGTCTTCTGTTGACATTAAACAAAATGACTTGTTTTTTACCAATATATCATTACCATCTGATTCATTAATCAACAAACGAAGTTTTCCTCGTCTTAAACCATCTCTCAAAGACATGGCGTTTTCGCTATTAAATGAAGCAGTTGCTTTTATACTATAGATTACTGCTGCTGCATTTTTTACATTACACAAACTTGCCATTTTATCATCATTTTTACAAGTCCACGCAGGATAGGTAGTGCCTCTTTCAATATCAATTTGTTCTTGAAGTAACTCATTATATAACCCAGAACCCAATCCATTTGTATCAACAACAACATAATCACAATCCAAATCGTAATACAACCGTCTTAACTGTAAGGCTTGGTCAAAAAAGTTTCCACCATCTCTTGTTTCCATATAAGAAACACCTCTAATATATTGATTTGTTTCTTTGGTTGGCATTAGTTGAATTAAAGAAAATGCAGTAGCATCATTTTTTTTTGATGGAATATAAGAAACGTCCACGCTTAAAAGTCTGATTTCTCCGTTTTTCTTTTCTTCATATTTAAATTTTGAATCATTCAATATGTCACACATATATTTTGGATATATGGGTTTCTGTATTTTACGGGATCTATCCAAATCATCAAATGAATATAATGCGTTTTCAGTACTTCCAAAAAATAGCGACTCCATTTCAATTGAAACATTTTATACCGCCCCTTTCGGGGTATTTTGCAGAGTTTTCACTCTCGGACTAGACTATATCATTACCCTAACTAATCGGGTAAATGGCACTTCCACCAGTAGTTCATCTTCTGGTGTACTCCCTTGCGGGATAGTCGTTACACTTTTTGCGTATCATTTATGTATTTCCACTTAAACCCATATGCCGTCCCGTTGCTAGCAAGACTACGACGAATGTTTGATTTTGGTGATTTTACTTGCAATAATTCGGATATCCATTTATATGCATTCCCAATACTCGAAAAAGTATGTTCTTCTCCTTGTGTAGAAATGGATTTTACGGATAATCTTCTTTTATTATTATTTGAAATTTTTTTATACATTTCGTTTTTTTTAATATCAGATAAATTCATAAAATGTTGCCCGTAAATAAAACCGTTTTTCTTTTTTGTTTCAACAGACTGTCTGTACATTTTATTTTTCTGTTCCTGTGACATATTTTCTCTAGTAATACTAATTTTTTTATTATGTTCCTCAGAAAAAACTCTTCCCTTTAGTGCGTCGCTAATTTTTCTTTTATGCTCGTCAGATAATTTTCTTCCAGTCATCTTTGCTAAAAATGATAACTTTGCTTTATCAGTTTGAATTCTACCTTTGTTGCCTTCTGATATTTTTTTACGAGTTTCTTCTGTTTGGTAATGAGTAAATTTGCCTTTTCTTGCATTACTCATTTTTAACTTGCTTTCTGCATTATGATGATATCCGAATGTAGCTTCACCACCATCTGTTAGATTGTAACCATTGGGTTTTTTAGAATTAAACTCTTTTATCCAAAATTTTTCTCTATTATCAATATCACTTAAAAGAATGTTTTCTTCTATAACTTCAAATTTAAACCCTTCGATTCCATATTTTTTTATTGCATTATGAAATAACAAATTGTCTTTTTTAGAGTCTTTTAAATGTTGTTTATATCTTTCTTTTGGATTGATACTTTGTCCCACATATTTCATACCATTTGACAAGTTTGTAAATACATATATATTTGAAAAATTAATCATTTTTATTCCTTTATTTGCTAGCAACTATTTAATACGCAACTTAGCACGGGATTGTCATGCCTCAATTGAGGTTTAGAGTTCCCCGTTAGCCTACTCACTAATTATCAATTACTATAATTACTATACGTTGAGTAGACACCCTTGAACAATAAGGTTCACCATTTTTTAATTGCACCTTCAATTTAATTAATGCAATACTGTCATAATCATCTTCTTGCATTTCCTCTCTAATTTGTTCAAGAGGATAATAACCCTGACTAACAGGAAGCTGATATGGAAAACCACATAAAAAATAACTTTCTTCTTTGGCAAAAGACGATTTAAAAAACGCTTTAAATTTAGTCCAAGACCAATGATATTTGTACCATGCTGAAGAAAGATAAACTTCTTTATTTGGTTCTTTAGGATATTTTTTGTATTCTTCTTTGTTGTAAAAATCAGGAGTCCTTTGTCCAGCCTTAAATTTTCTAAGAACCTTATCAATGACATCCTTTTTTATAAGACGGAATTCATCAAATACAATAATGTTTGCTCTTGCAGAACGAGCAGAATCCGCAGCAGTAACAACCTTTATGGTTGATCCGTTTTTAAAATTTATATACCCCTCACTTGGAGCAGCATTGCATTTTAAAATTTCATTTCTCAAATTTTGAGAATTTGGCATAAAGTCTTCAATAATTTTATTTAATACATTTATACTTTGACCTCGTTTACCTGCCGCAATACATATTTTAGTTCCGGGGTATAATGTACACCACAAAACACAAAAAGCCGCAACAATCTGCGACTTTCCCATTCCTCGTGAGGCTATCATCATTAAATATGTAAATCTAAACATTAATACTAATAACATTTTTTGAAAAGGTTTTAACCATTTCATATTAAAGTATTCTACAGCTATCCGATGAGGATTGCATCTATAAAAGCTCGTCCAAATTCCAAGACCTTCCATTATGCTATCATATTTAGATGTAGGCTCTTTTTGTTTTTTAGTTAGCGGATTCATCAGAACCACCGCCATTAATTATGTATTCAAATACATCGTCATCATCAGCATTTTCAAGCTCTGGAATTTCAACTTTATATTTATTCATTTCATCTTCATACATAGAAGCATACTTGTTTTTAATATTAAGCATTTTACTTAAATGACCAAGAAAATATATAGTTATAAACTTAACAATTCCGTCAACATCTTCCCATTCGGGATCAGGCTTTGGTATGGGGCGTTCACTTTCAAACATTTGAATCATAACCCCCATAGGTTTTTCACCAGCTTTTTCATTATTGTCTTCCTGAAGAGGTTTTAAATTTGCACTGGTTAATGTTGATTGATAAAGCCTACTCAATTTTTCGTATAATTCAATATCATTGTCTTTAATTGCTTTATTTTGCTGTAATTTTATTATGCACAGTTCTCTTACAAGAGAATCTCTTGCCTTTCCATCTATGATAACTTTTGATTTCCAATCATTGTAAGCATATTCAAGATATTCATAATCTTCGGGCAAGAAACCAAATCCCCAATTTTTTACTACTTTAGAAGATACTTT